TAGTATTGAATCCAACCGTTTCCTCCCAAGAACCCTCACTCCAGTCACTCCCATTAGACGTAGTGAACTTAACGTAGTAATCATCTTGGTCAATTTCAGGGTCTCCAATGATTTTAATCTTAAAGTCATTTGGGCAGTTTAAAGGTAAAGATGTGAGAGCGGAGGTCTCTTTATATAATAATCCTAAGCCTTCCCCAGACAAGTCATCTTCAGTCCTAATATAAAAGTCTTGAGTGGTTGCTGTAGGTTTTAAGGTAAACCGTACGCCATTGCCTTTACTATTTAGTGTAAAATAAGTTTTAAGATTAACGTTACCGTCTGCGTCGTTATATAAACGGGTGATGATACGAGTTGACCTAGCACCCTCACCACTTGAGCTATTATGAGTAGCTTTCTCAGTTGTAGTTGTCACTGTACCAATTGAAGCTCCAGAACCGCCTGATGGAGAAGGAAAAGGATTGAGCTGAGCCACTACAGCAGGAGCGCCTACAGTGGCGAACCCAAAACTGTTTGGATAGTAAGTCCCTTGAAAAGTAAACCCTGTTACAACTCCTGCGGTGTTTGTTGTAAGGTACACATCCTTATCGCCTGTATATGAATAATCACTCAAAGACATCCAATATACATTAGCATTTGATGGATAACCTAAACCACCGTTTGAAATTGTGAAGACGTTTACAAACCGAGGCATATAGTCAACGCTGTACCACCCAGCAAAAGTATAGCCAAAATTAGCTGTTACTGTCTGGTTCTCGTTAAAAATTATAGAGTATTTTTTAGAGTAGTCTCCTTGTTTAACAAACACAAAGGCATCTTTATTGATAGGGTCAGAGATGTCCGTATTATCTGCTAGAACATTCTTCTTAGTATTTAACAGAAACGTATTATCAGCAACCGTAAGCCCTTTCATATCCTCACGGGCATTGGAAACATCTAGGTAACTTGATGCCTCAGGAGTGTATCCACCAGTAGAACCATTAATACTAGCCTCGTTACCAGTAAGGATATTCCAAGCCCGTAACTTAGTACCATCATGGATAACCACATACTTCTCAGAGTCACTGCGATTGATAAAGTGAACAAAGCTGTCCTCATCAATAGCCGTCTGTAACAACCTAGCGACGTGCCGAGTGTTAGGGCGTTTCTTCAGTCCATCTGCAACAGAGCTAAGAGCGTTTACTTGCTCCTCGCACTGTCCATCAAAACGAGTGGCATCAGGTTGCTGAGAGACACCTTGGATAAGGTTAGGAACGGCTGTATTAATTAAGGGCATTAGATAAGGTCGTAGTTACGGTTAATACCCATTCTGGACGCTACATCGTAGCTGTCAAATATGGAGTAGTTAGCATCATCAAACTCACGGTCTTTAAAGTAAGCCCGTAGCTCCGCTTCCATCTTCGGAAGACGCTGGATGTCTACACCGCTCTGTGGGTATAGCTCGGTCAATAGGATAGCTACACGAACACTGAGATACTCACGGTACTTCTGTGGGGTGTCGCTGAGTATCCTCTTCAATATGGATTTAGCTTTAATAGCGGAAGTCCAAGATTGGTAGGACTTTTTAGATAAATCATATAGGAACCTAGAACTAATAATTGTAATTATGCGCGTATCATAATTATTTATTTCAAGACTCAACATAGAAGGTGGAATCATAATGGTGTTATGTGTTGGGCTTGGAGTGAGCTCTACGTCCTCTTCGGTATTAAACCACCAACCACGCCCTTGTAGCTCTGTGTCGGTGTCACGCAGTAGGCGAACACACTCAGAAGCCAAGGAGTTGTCATTAAGAGCTGTCACTGGAGGTTCGCCAATAAAGCGCATCACCTTGTTGACCTCTAGGAGTTCTGTGGCGTCTGTGCCTGTCTCCGTGGCTGTCGCTAGGCGTAACTTAGCAGCATCCTTTAGAATCTCTATCTTCTTGTAAGCAGGGGTCTGTTGGAATGTGGTCTCTTGAATACCCATCATACGCATCTCGGCTGCAAAGTCTCGATAGGTGTCTTGAGTGCCAGCTACAACACCATCGTAGAAATCTTTCTCGGCTGTTGCTTCGATAGCAGTCTGGGCGTCTAGTTGGGTCTTTTGGGAGGCCTTTAAGGCTGTGTCTGCGGCAACATCTGTAATCTGAGTCTCAAGAAGGTCTTCTTGGACGCCCTTCAGGGATGTATCGGCAGCCACGTCAGTAGCTTGGGCGTCTACAAGTGAACCCTGTTTACCTTTTAGAGTGGTATCAGCAGCTACATCTAAAGCTTGAGCCTCTACTAAGTCTTCTTGCTCACCCAGCAGGGAAGTCTCAGCAACAACCTTGGCTGTATTCTGAGCCTCAGTGAGAACTTGAGCCGCGACCAGTGCCTCTTGGTCGGCTATGAGTTCTGTCTCAGCCTTAGTCTTAGCGATGTTAGCTAGTTCACCGCCGAGACGGAGGGTTCCAATCTTCTCCTCTACGTTCCCCTGAAGGAACATAACCTCGTCCATACCGAGACCTCTGAGTTCCGCTGGGAACGAGTTGAAGTCTAGGGTTCCGTTAGAGTTGCGGACGTGAGCTTGTTGGAGGATAGCTAGACTGACTAGCTCCTCATTGTAACTAAATTTCTGTAGCTCCTCAGAGCCAATTAAACGTGTCTGTGCAATACGAGAAGCACGGATAGTGATGTACCGTCTAGCTTCTTCTGGAATGTTAGAACTCCAATCGTTAGTGGAGTTACTTGGATAGATAACAATGTTTGCTGTGGTGCTATAGTTGCCACCAGTTTGTTGATTGAACCACCAGCCCTTAGACTGGATGTCGGTACTTACTTCCTCGATTGTGTTTAACGCCAGCGACACTTGCTGAGGCAAGGCACTAGCAGATAAAGTATTAACTGGTGCTTCACCTAAGTTCGCAAGCACGATATTTACGGACTCAAGGAGAGTAGTCGAGATGTCAGTTGTTGGCATATTATTTCAATAAAGTTAAAGATAAAAAAGAGCCCCCAAAGGGATTACCAATGGGGGCTCAGAATTAAGGGTTTACTGTACTTCTACAGCACACTCAGGACGCAAGACACCGTGTCCCATTGCATACTTTGCAACGAACAATGTACCTTGGCGTTCGATTTGGTACTCGGACTCTGTAGCGAGGTCGAGAAGCTTAACAGTACCAATAGCTTCCTTAGTACCAGCGAGGATACGAGTAGCAGATAGGTCACCGTTATAGCCAGCACCATTAGCACCGAACACGTCATTCTTGACAGCAGAGCTACCGTCACCAGAAGTGTCGGAAGAGCTGTCAACAGCGATAGTGCTGAGGTGGTTGCTCTTGACTAGCTTGATGCCAGCAACTTGAGCAATAGTACCAGTTGCGATGTTACCAACACCACCAACGTCACGGTTAGCAGCGAGAGAAATCGCGCTGTTGTCCGCAGTGATGAGGGTGTAGTAGTCAGCAGGGCTGAGGATAGCGAAGCGACCTTCATCAGTCACGTCTTTACCGTCGAGAGTCTCAGCGATACCATAGAGGGCATCAATAAGCTCAGCAGCGGTAGCATTAGCACCAGCGAATAGGCCAGTGAGTTGCGAACCAGCTTCACCACCAGAGACAGTTGCCGAGGAGCGAGCTGCACCAGCAAGGGTCTTCATTGTGGCTACGTCGAAGCGTTTAGCAAGGGCTTTACCAAGCTCCTTAGCGTAGATGCTACGAACGTCGTAGTGGTTCTTCAATTCATCAATGTTGGCGATGAATGTAGACGAGATGAGGACATCATCAATCGAGATGACACGCTCAGCATGTTTGATTGCAGACAGGTAACCATTTCCAGAGTCAGCGATATTCTCGCCAGCTGTGTGGTATCCTGCGGTTGCGATTCCTGTTGCTGGGAACTGTGCAGATTTACCGCTCTGAATAGTGCGAACCATGTGTAATTCCTTCATCACGTTTTGTTCTTCAAACGTAGTTAGAATTTCACCAGAGAACACCTTCAGGAACAACGCATTTGCATCACCAGCAGCATTTACTTGTCCCAAACGGGACGGGGATGTATTGCCATTAGCCATAGTTTTTTATTTTCCTTAGTATTGGATTATTATTGGGGGTTTAGGTGTCCGTGGGCTTGGTTTGCTCGTCTAAGATTATCCTCCTCGAAGGGTCTTACGCTACTTCTTGCTTAGGGACGGAAATTGTCAGCACTTCCAACGACGCAGGGCTAATGCCTTACGGGTTGGTCTGCCTTTAGAGTCTTTCATTGGTCCTTTGTTTCCACTCATACGAGCACAAAAGGACTTCTTACGTGAGCCACCTTCAGGTTGAGGGGCTTTAAGATTGGAGCCAGTCTTGGAGTTATAGTACTTCCTGCCTTTAGCAGTTAAACCACCCTTGGATGATTTATGCTCCTTGCGGAGACTGACGCCTTTTCTTTTCATTTAGATACTTTGTTATGATTGGGGTTGCCCTACTTCTGTAGGTATTAAGATTGATTTGCTTCTGGTCAGCCCTTGGGCTTTCCACACGTGTCCAAGCACCACCTCCACCATTCCAGATGAACAGTAGGTGGTCTGTTGTGGGTGTAACACCAGTGGACTCTATGTGCTGTGCGTAGTGGCTCAGAACAGCATAGGCGATATGTTCACTGACCTTGGGGTCAAAGGCGTCCGTATGGACAGCGTTAGAACCAGTTATACGGTTGTAATCATCTACCATTACCTTGTGTATCTGGTAATGGCCGTAAGCAGCCCCGTTGTCGCCCACTACATCGTGAGGACTGTCGGGGTAAACTTCCCACTTAGGGATAAGCTTTACGAAGTCTTCTAGTGTTATTGATGTAGATGCTGGGCAGCACCCTGCCAATAACAACAACAGAGCTGTTACTTTATAAACCATTAACGAACCTGTGAGGAGCCAAAGTAGAAGCCAATGATGGCAAGCATCGCTTGGCGAACTTCAGGGAGTAGAACGAAGCCGTTCAGAGACTCCCAGCTACCAGCACCAAATCCGAGGAGACCAAAGATGCCTCCGAGTCCTTCTTTCTCTACAGTTACAGGAGTCCCTAACAATGAGAGTATGAAGGGAGCTACGATAACAGCGAACAGAACAAAGAAGACGAATACACGTCGAATCCATACACCGCCACGAGCGGCTGCTTTGTCGGCAGATTCATCGGCGGCTGTCTGCTTTTGAAGGAGCATCTCAAAGTTTCTAGTCTGAGCTTCTCCTTGTGCGGCAATCAGTTTCATTACGAATCCTGACACACCACCACCAAGCATTGCTATAAGTTCAATAGGCATAGTATTAGGGGTTTAAAGGACGTTGGAGACCGCTAAGCGTTTCTCGACATTGTCACGGAACGCTGGGTCATTTGAATAACGAGGGTCACGCATAGCTTCAGTAACCTGAGCAGCAGACCCAAAGGGTTTAACAGAAGAGCCACTTGTGCCGCCCTGTGATAGTTCTGGAGGATTACCGCCCGCAGAGATGAACTGAGAATAGAGACCTTTGACAGCCATCTTAGCTTGGTCAACCGAACCATTCTCAACAATAGAGTTGAAACCGTCAAGGTCACTGTCGCTAAGGTTATCCGCAGCCCAGTCAGCCATAGCGTTGTAGTTAGCGTTGCCACCTACTTCACCTTGGATGTCCATAGCCTGTGAAGTCGCAATTGACTCCTGACCACGGATGTAGGCTTCCACCATATCACGGGAGATACCTGCCTTCTCAAGTTCAACAAAGGACTTGTCAGACAGCTCTCCATTTTTAGCAAAGTCTTCAGAAGCCTTAGAGACTACTTCTGATGTCTTAGAGCTGGGAGATGGTTCTTCTGTCTTCTCCTCTGCTTTCTCTGTCTTGGTGGACTGTTTCTTCTGAAGCTCATTGTAAGCCTTAGCTAGGTCTTCAGGTGATTTAAACTTATCATCGAGCCACTCAGGACGCTCCTCGGTTGTTTCCTTTTCGGGAGTTTCCTCGGTTGTTTCCTGCTCGGTGTCACTTTCGATGGTTTGATTACGTTGGTTGGCAGCTTCTTCTTGCATAGCCGCCTGTTGTTCGAGCGAGACGTTTTCTTCCTCGCTGGTTTCGTTTACTTGGGTTGATTGATAGTTAGCCATTATACCTCGCTTGGTTGTTGCTGTTGAGCGGCGGTAGCTTGGTCAGACATCGCTTTGATACCTGCTGGTCCTAGCTTCTCCGCCATTTGTTGTTGTTGGGCTTGTTGCATCTCTGCACCCATTTCTTCAGACGACTTAACCAGTCCCTCAGTTTTAATACCGAGAGCGGTTGCTCGACGTTTGAAATACTCTGCCACCTGTACGTGACCTGCTACAGCTTCGGGACCAACAACCTGAGCAGCTCCAGCAAGGAACAGGTCAAGTTTCTGTAGGTCGTTACCGCGTCCAAGAGCCTCAACACCTGTGATGATGATTGGCTTAACGACATCCTTGGGTAACTTAGGAAGCTTGTTCTTCTTGTTCATCACGTCCATCAGACGATTGACCAGAGGAAGCTGTAGTTCCATTGAAAGTAATGAATAGAGGCCGCCGAGTGCTGACTCTAGTTCCTGTCCAAGCATACGTATTTCCTCAGCAGTAACACGCTCAGCTTGACGAACAACGCCACTAGTAAGCAGGAAAGAGTGACCGAGGCGTTCCTCAATCTTCTGTACGCTTTCCTGAACAACTCGGAAGTCATTGAACTTCTCTAGCTGTAGTACTGAGATGTCCTGAGCGTTACCTTGGGCAATAGCACCATTAGGACTCTCAGCGAGTGTACGAGCACGAGTAGTACCATTAGGGTTCACTAGGAACAGAACCTTAGCGGCAGCAGCCGACCCTTCGACAAGGGATTGAGAGAGAGACTCAAGGGACTGTAGGTCACCGAGATACTCTTCTACGTAGCCACGACCGTAGTCCTCACCGTCGATGCGGGAGAAGCGGAGGGGGATGTAGGGGTTCTTATCAAGACCAAAGAAGCCTTCAGACTTAGGTATAACGTTGCCGTTGATTTCCTGCCAGACCTTCCAGCCTTTCTCTTTACGACAGACAGCGGTGTAGAGGTTTACTTCATCATCTACTCCACCTTCATTAGCACCTGCTACTTCTTTCATATCCTCAGAGAGGCTCATGTAGCTCAGGGTTTCCTTGGTGCAGATATAAAGGATGTTGCCCATAGGGTCACGCTCAACACAGAAGCGGTCGAGGTGGAACACGCGGGCTCCTCCATCTTCGGGTACGTACAGCAAAGCGTTACCTGTGATTACTAGGTGCTTTACTGCTTCGTGAATGGCTGTGCGATACGAACCACGACTGACCTCCTCCATAAAGGTTTCCTCTACTTGTTGTAGGGAGGTCTCAATCTCGGTGATAAGTTCTTCGGGTGCTCCTTCTGAGCGTAGCCCGTGTTCATCTATCTGTAGGCGAAAGAACGGGGCATTGGGTGGTAGGAGTGCTAACAGTAATTTAGATGCGAGGTTATTTACTCCGCGAGCCCCAA